TTTCTATCCAGTTAGTATATAAATTCCATTGCTCATCACCTTTTGTTATGACGTTATATCTAGATTGAATTGTTGCAACATCTCCAGACCAGTAAGAATTTAGATTTTTTTTAAATAATGTAAAAGCTTCTGGTATAGCCTCAACCATTGCACTAAAACCAGCCATCGAAGCTCGCATAGTTGCACCATCTCCTTTCATAGAAGCACCTAATGCTGTAGATAATGGACGTAAAAACGCAGCAGTTCCAGTACCCATCATTGCTCTTACTGGAGTTTTAGGACCACTAAGAACACCATTTTTATATACTCTTTGTAAACCTTTTAATATTAGACCGGTTTGTTTACCGCCTTTTTTAAACGTACCACCTTTAACTATTTTCCTAATGTAATTATCGTAGTCAGTTAAGTTATGAATCTCACCTGACATTGATATTGTTTCGTGGATAGCTCTAAATAAATCATCATTAGCGTCATCACCAGCAATTTTTAATGCTAGTTGATGAGCTTCAGCCATTTCTGCAACTTCTTTGTCAACAGCATCAAAAATTAAATTTCTTCTTTTTCCTATACCTTGACCTCTAAACATATCTGATAAAGTCATTTTACTCAATTTAATTTGAGTTAAACCAGCAATTATCTTGTCATACATTGCTTTAACTGGACCATCTATATCGGCTAAATCAGCTATGTCATATAACTCTCTGTTTGCTATTCCTTGATCTCTTATTTCTTTTAATAATGATCCAATAACTAAATCAGCAACAGCTTGATTGGATTCTTTCCAAACCCATAATTCATCTGGAGTATTTGCATCTCTTACTGTAGGTGCTTTATCTAATTCTGCCCAAAATTCTTGTGGTGTTATATCGCTTGTATTTCTACCCTCAAATATTCTTTGAGCTGTAATTACAGCATCTTCCCATTTTTCACTTAAAGGTATTTGTTTTGCCTTAGCCTCAGCTATTTCTTTTTGAACTCTGGCATCACTCATAAAGTTACGCATAATACCTGTAAGCTGCTCTTCTGCTAATCGACTAGTTATAGCTGTACGTTCTAATTGAACAGGTGTATATAAAGAATCTGTAGATCCATGTTCAGCTCCCCATTCTGTTCTAGTTCTTCTTAACTGTCTTCTGACATCATAAGGAGAACCATTAGAGGTAGGGGCTGCTTGCCATTTGTTAGCTAGTGGTTTGTTTTTGTACGCACCAAATTCTGGACTAGCTAATTGATCTTGAGCTTTTTCTATAATTTGTCCTCTACGGCTTTCTGCTCGTAAAGCTATTTTTTCTACTTCTTCTGGAATAGCATCTTCGATAATTGGCTTCTTAGTTTTAGGATCAATCCCTCTAACTTTTTTTACACCTTTACCAATAGCAAGACTTAATCCATCAAATATCACACCAATTCCCATACCTTCTACAACATTTTTCAATGTCTTCATAGCTGGGTGATCAGTATCTCTTGTAGAAATAGGAGTATCTATAAAGTTAAATCTATCTCTAAGAACTGCGAGACCATTGTCTTCTTGACTGTATTTAGATGTTAAATCTGAAGCAGCACCAATTGCAGCACCACGAACTATTGTACTCCAACCAGCTGTTGCAGCTGCTATACCAGATACTTTTGCAGCGGGTATTATTGCAGCTGCCATTGATCCGAAATGAACCAGACCTCGTAAGGCTGATCCCCACCATGTTTTTGTTTCTATGGGGTTTTCATCTTTAACAAACCAATCATCCCATTCTGCTTTATAGCCTTCTTTAGTTTTACCTTCTTCAACCATTTCACCACTGAACATATCAATGGCTCTTTCTGGAAGAGTGACAACAGAGGAAACTGTATCTTGTAATCCACCGGTAACGGCAGCTCCTATTTCTTTACCTACTCCAACAATGCCTCCTAAGTTCTTTTTGTTACGAACATCTTTTAGTTCAGCTTGAGCTTGTACCTCTTCCGCTTCCTCTTGAGCTTGCTGTTCAGCAGCTATCTGTCTTTTCTTTTTTTCTAATTCTCTGTACTGAGCATCTCGATCAATTGATTCTTGTAATGCCTCTTTATCTACAGAGTTAGGATCATATCCTGAGTACATTCTATTACCTTAGTAGTTTTCTTCTAACCCGATCTCTATCGAGGTATTCTCTTGCTGGAAATTCATATTCTTTTCTATTTGTAAAAAAGACTCCAGTTTCAATCCATTGATCACCATCCCATTTAATAAATGTTCCTCTAGGTAATCGTTTCCAATCTCCTATTCTTGGACGTGCTTCATTTAATTGAGGTGTTACATATCCCGCTTCTTTTAATTTATCATCAAGAACTTTTTCTCTAGATTCTTCAATTAACTTCTGCAAATCATCACTTAAAAATCCTGGATCGTTATAAGATACGTTAGCGTTTTGATCTCTAAGCCATTCTACTTTTGCTCTTTCTACTCTTACCTTGTCAGTATGTACTGATAATAATTTTTGTATACGTAAAGGAAGTTTTTCTAATTCTTGATCAGCTTCTGTTTTAATTGGTTTATCATCAATTACTTCTAATCCAAAATCAGCAAGTTGAGTGGGAGTTACATTTATTTTTTTAGATCTATTAAGTTCAACGGCTAGATCCTCAAATATTTTATGAACTTCTCTGCCATTAGTGTCTCTATATTTTTTTAAAGCTTCTTCAGTTCCAGGAACTACACTTGTATAAAATATTTCTGGATTAGCTTTAATAGCAGTCATTGCTATTTCTCTATTTTGTACAAAAACTGTATTATCAGAGGATTCTGCATAACGGCTATAATCACCTTTTTTTAGATTCTCTCTCATCTCATTAGAAGCAGCATTATAAGCTTTTCTTGGACTTTCACTTACTACAATATGTTCCTTGTACAGTCTAATGAAATCTCTTTTCATGTTAGTTGTATTAGCATCAATAAAGGTGTAATCTTCTTGTTTCTGTAGGTCTTTTGCATAATCTTTAACAGCAGCATTTATAGCTGAAGTTAACTCTTCTTTGTATTCTGCGGGTAATGAATAATTCTGTGAATCTTTAGCAATATCTGCCCATTCTTTCCAAAGTTCGTAATCATCAATACCGTAAAGATCTTCTTTATATATAGGTTCACCACCTCTATCTTTTCTCTCTAATCTTTCATTTATATCTTCATCAGAAACCTCTTCAGTCGTAACCATATTTGTAAGATGTGGAGGAATTGGACCCCATTTATTATCTTTCCACTGTCTTATAAACTCTTTTTGTTGATCTCTACTGTATCTTTTACCTTGGGCAAATAATAGATCTTCATCATCTTTTAGTTTTTTAAGCCACTGTTGACCTTCAAATTCGTGTTCTGCTTCTCTTTTTGCAAATCTGGTACGTGCGTCTTCTTTTCTTGCCTCTACAATTTGGTCATACCAAATAGGATGTCTTTCAGCCCATGTTTTACTTGGTTGATCAGTAGTAGGAGAGTTTATTAAAGATTCAAATACTTCATCTGAAAATATATCTGTGTTAGATAAATCCTCTTTAAGTATTTCTTTAAAAAGTCCTTTATAACGAACGCCATTTTTATCAAAACTTTTCATGCCATCAGCAAAATATCTATTCATACTTTCGACATCTTTGTTTTGATAAAACTGATTACGCAAAACCGCAACCATATCTTGACTATCTACGTAATCTTTCCCTGCTTGTGCTTTAGCTAATAACCTCCTACTAGCATCACCCATCTTCTTTAAAGTTGGATTTAAGAAATCTGAACTATAACCATATAGGTTATTCATTTTTAAGAATTTCTCTCTGCCTTTTTCTAAGGCTTCTTGTACTTCATGTGGTTGTATAGCTCCAGAATCTCTTACATAATTCTTTATCCAAAATGAAAAAGCATCACCAGCTGCTTCAGCTCTGTATTGTGCAGCTCCATATTCCCACCAAGCACTACTTCTTTTTACATTATTGACAACATTAACTGGTGCACCTTGTTTCCACAAAGCTTCTCCAATATCTTGTATATCTAAGTGTTGTTCATAAAGTTTATTACTACCTTCTACTTGATCAGCTACAGAATCACTAGGCAACCCTTCCATTGCAGCTGCATTATATCCAGCTTGCATTTGATTGTTTTTCCATTTTTCATGGAATTTACCTAAGCTATCTGTAAGGGACTGACTAAATTGCATAAGGTCTTGCGCCTTTTTGCGGTCCTCCTCTGCAAGAGTTCTATAGCTTTGTTCTTCAATTTGTTGATTGGTTTTAATAGCCTGAACTCTATTGTCGTAAGAAATGTTTTCAACAAAGTTATAATTCTTAAGTCTTTGTTCTTCCTCTTTAGTTAATTTTCTTTCTAGTTGACGTTCAGACTTATCTGCTCGTTTATCTAGTTCAGCTTTTTGTTTTTCTAAAGCTTGAATTTTTCTATTGTCTTGCTCTTGCTGCCTTACTAATTCAGCATTAGTTGCTGTGAGTTCTTGAAAGCCAGTAGGACGAGCGTACCCTTGATAACTACTTGCCATTGTTTTTTAAAATTAAAATTTATTTAATATTGAACTGAAATACTGCCCGCTAAACTTGAATAATCTCCTATGCTATTAGTCCAATCAACTCCAGAGAAATCTCCCATTCCTCCAGTAAAATTATAATTTGTACTTGGATTCATAAAATCGCTAGAACTAAAAGCTCCTATAGCATTATTTTGAGCGGGTCCAGGACTTGAATTAGCTAAAGAATTTAAAATTCCAGCACCTAAATTAGCCCATGATCCTGTGTAAGTCATTTGTGCTCCTTTAATTGGTTCTGGACCAAAATCAAAATCTTCTAATTCTCTAGGTAAATCATATTCAGTGACTAAAGTTTTATATGGTACAGGCGGTACTGGTAGAGTTCCAGGATCTAGCATTAAGTTTGCATCAGCATTTTTATCTGCTATTGCTTTCTTCAAATCTATATTTAAATTTGCAGCTCTAGTATTAGTCTGAGCACTCATTAATGATTCTGCTAAAGCAGATTGTGTTCTACCTAAATCAGCTATGGTAGCCTGTACCACTTTTCCAGCAGTTCTACCGCTACCACCTTTTACTATAGCTTCACCTTTAGCTGCCATCTGTTTCAATATGGCATCTTGGTTTTGAAATATTAATCTCTGTGTCGCTTCTCTTAATGCTCTTTGTTGACTTTTTTTTGCAAGTGATGCACCGATTGTGTTAAATGCTCTTTGTTTTTTATTTAATTCCTTTGATTTTAAAAACTGCTTATTTAAAGAATCTTGTTTCATATTCCTTATTTGCATTCCATAATTATAGGAATCCAAAGCATTAGCATCTTTATATGCAGCTAGTTTTAACTCATCTGCTTGCTTCTTCGTAATATTTCGTACAGCTTCATCCCAATCAGCTTGAGATTTCTCCTTCTGCATATCATACAGTTGGGTATTGTACTCATATTGCTTTTCGATCATCTCGTTGTGCCTTGCAGCAGCAGCACTTGCAGCTGATTTTTGTCCAGAATAACCTAGTAGAGCACCACCAAATCCTAATATTGCATTTATTCCCATATTTATGTCCTCCTATAAAAACGTGGTGTGTAATGTCCTTCCCACATCATTGAATTTAAAGAGACAGGGTATGGTGAGTCATTAAAAATTCTTAGTTGGAAATTCTTCGATCTTTGATGTATTGGAATTGTAAATATTGATTGATCTTCAAGCGGTACATCATCCGCTAAATAAAAGTCAGCTTCTTGAATTGGGTTTAAGTTATACCATTCATCTGTATAGATAACAATTACATCTCCACTAGCTGGAGCTGTAGTAAATCTAATTTCTGTATCACTTAAAAAAGTAAAAGATGTAGTAACAACATTATTTATTTTTATTTTTATTTCGTCTCTATCAATATTATTTATATCCCCTTTAGTCCAGTTGTAATCTGTAGTAGATCCATCTCCTGTATAAGATCTAGAACCAGTTAACCTACCTTTTGAAAATAATTTAAATGCCATTAAACCTGATAAGCCTACAGCAAACTTCATTCTTGATATTACTAATGAAGCAGTAAAATCACTTTTAGATCCAGCCTCATTTAATTGCATGTAAATCCTAGGTAAAACAATATCAAAATCATATTTAAAACCTACAATTACATTACTTGCAACACTGGTTAAATCTTGATTAGGAACTTTAAAGTAAGCTTGAAAACCATCAATTACATATTCAGGTGTCATAGTGAAACCTGATTGAACAAATGTACCGGCAGCCGTACTACCAGAAATAACTAATACTGGAGTTAAGTCATTTAAATCTGACCATTGTGTAAGGTTATAAGGTAAATAACATTTACTAAACTTTCCAGCAGAATCGTATGTAACTGAACTAGCAGTCGCATACAAATCTATACATGGATTAACTTTTTGACCTTGGTTATTAACTATAATTGCTTGTTCTGGACTTTGACTTAACGCAGCTTGAAGTAAGACAGCATTGTTGTTTAAAAAACAAACTGCATACATATCATCTTCATCAATGGCAGAAGTTTGTACAGTTCCTGGAAGTTCCCAATTAAACCAAGACTCCATTAAATTTTCTTGACCATCAGTATATGTTCTAAAGAAATAAATATATTTAGATTCATTACCACTTAATGTAAGTAATTTATTTTGAACACTAGTATTTAGACTGGTCATATTAGCTGGTATCCATTCTTTAACAACTCTGCTAACGTCTATAACCATAGGTTGTTGTTGAACACCTCTTGGAGCCATTGAAAAAACTCTGGTATAACTAGGAGTTTTAGTAAGAAAATTTATAATATCTCCAGTCTGGACAGGGTTTATAACAGGGTCCATTTCGTAGTTACTAATACTCTTAATAACCGTTAAACCTGGAGTTAACACGCCAGTATCAGAAAACATTAGAAACTGTTCTTTACCACTAAACAGGAATAATCCAGCAGCCGTAGGTATAACTGCATGCAATGCAGCTGGTCTTATAGATGAACAACTTAAATCAACAGGATCTGCTTGAGTAATTATTTGTGCAGAAGTATGGTAAAAATTAAAAAAATCCCCAGCCTGACTCATAGAAACATTATCAGTTGCTAAGAATCCAAGTCTATTGTTATAGAAAAAGGCATCTTGTATTTCTTTACCTACAAAACTAGGATGACTATTAGTCGAATCATCGCCTACAAATCTTTCTTTATAATCAACTCTTCTAAAAACAAATGAATTTGTAGCGTTATTAATTAATTCATGTGGCATTGTTGAGGCATCTAAGCCTGATGAACCACTTGGATCTCTTCCTTCTTCCCAATGTCCTCTACCTGATATACCATCGTCAGCTATAAACTTTGCAAAATACGTATCAGCTGAAGAATTTGTATTTAATACTTTTACTACATGATTATGAAATGCCTGTGCTGGTAGTTGTGAAACATTATCTACTTGATCTTGAAACACTGCTAATTTGTTATTAGCTGCACCACCTTTACATGTAATAGTAAAAGGAGTTCTTGTACCACTTACTTCTCTTTCAATCTGTAGTCCACCAAGAAATTTGGTAACGACTACACCTGATATACCAAAACTATCAATACCATTTTTAAGGGTAGTTAATAAGCCATCATAAGTTTCTGAGGAACTTGTAGTTGTACTAAAAGTTTGATCAGATGCACCTCCTCCAGCATTCATCGTTACTGAATATGTTGAAGAAATTGCAGTATCTGTAAGAATTAATGTAGCTCTCGTATTTGCAATAAACGTAGGATCAGGATTTTTAGCAACAGTCTTTGCTATGTTAGTGACTATTGTAGTGTCCTGAATTGTTGTAAGTTTATATTTATTTATTGGTAAAAGCTGGTCTAAATATGTTTGACAAGATGTCCCACTATAACTGGTATAACTTACAGTACATGCGGTTCCATCAGCTGCGTTCCAAATATAAATACTTCCATTTGTATTACCTACTTTTTTAGTTACGCATCCTACATATTTTTCATCTTCATCTCTAGCAATAAAGAACCATTTTGCATTTTCTAATGTTGTTCGAGATAAATTATTGCCACTTGTATCTTGTAAGGTTTGTAAAAATTTAAATCCTGGACGTTTAGTTAAGCCAAAAGTAGGATCAGGAAACCCATTCAGACACTCACGAACTTGCCCAGGAAGTTTTTTATCGTCAGTTTGTCTGGACACGCCACCTAGAAAATTGTTAATTCGTTGAGTAACTGAAGCCATTATCGTATTAAAGCTGTGTGAGGTTTGTAGCTGTTATATTTGCTGTTATTACTTGTAGTACCAAAGAATGTATAGTCACCTTGATTGCATTCATACTCCACTGCCATAGCTCTCATATAAGACTCTTTTTGTTGCAACATCTTATATTGAGTACTATCTCCAATAATTCTGGTTGAAGTTATCCCAGCAGCTCTAGCTGTTATGTAATCTTTTATAGGTTGTGGTAAATCTACCCAGTCAAAAAACCAAGTAACATCACACTCAACGCTACCATCTGTAAATTTATAAGTATGATTTTGTTTGTCATACAATTTTCCATTTCTTCTAACAACATCTTTAGTTGCATTAGCAGAGTTCTCTGTTAAGTCTATTTGTAAGATATTGTTTGGTATTAGTATTTCGTTATTAGTGTCAGGTGTAAATTCGTAGTGGTATTCCTTATTAAAACTCCAGCCTTCAGATTGGATTTCTCTAGATACTTCTAATAAAGTACTATATGCAATCGCAACGTCAGGGTTGGTTTGATCCAAAGTGGTCGCTGGAGCTTGACCACAAGACGCTAATATTTGGTTTACTGCTGGCAGTTCAGTAACTGCGTTAGTGGTAGGAAAAGCCATAAATATATAAATAAAAAAAAGGGGTCCGAAGACCCCATTGAACAATTTTTAGAATCCTGAAGGAGCAGAAGCACCAACATATAATTCTACAGCCGCAGCTGGGTTTAAGTAATCAGCACCCATTGCAAGACGACCTAAGATAACATCACCCTGATAAATCACGGATACGTCACCTGAAGTTACTTGTACTTGAGGACCGATTGCTTCAACACAACCAGCAGCTTCTTTCTGGAATATCAAACCACATGATTTGGATCCTAACTCTGAGTTAGTACCGTAGTCGTTTTTAATTCCTGTTTCTGCACCAGAAGCATCTTCTGGAGTAGGTCCAACAAAAGAACCTAAGTTTGAAGGAGCAGTTTCTCCTGTTGTGCCACCATAAGCAACACCATATTTGCCAAGGAATGGAATATTCATTGACTTGTAGATCTTGATACCAGCTATTTCAATAACTCCGTTACCACCTTGTAAAGCAGTACCTTGTGAGTCACGGTTTACTAGACCATTAGATCCAACAGCTTGAATTAAGCTGTAATATTGTCTTGGGTTAAGAACACCAATTCTTCCGTCACCAGAAACGCCTTTCTCATCCATTGCAGCGGCTGCATCGTAGAAAGCGTTGACGAGATTTGCAGAAGCATAAGCATCAGAATCATTAGTTGTTGAACCAACTCTGATCTGAGTACCGCCTGGCTCTACAAAACCAGTTTTTGTAATTGGTGAGGCAGCTCTTGCTCCTCGTGTAATTGCACGGAATACAAGTCTGTCATATTTCTCAGCAAGTGCGAAACCAATCTTTCTTGAGATTTCTGATCTCAAATCATAGTGAGCCAATGTTTCATCCAGCTCGTAAACGAATGCTGAACTGATTAGTAGTTCATCACAAGTGATTGTTTTCTCAGCTACTGGAGGTGTTCCATCTGAGTTTCCAAGTATGCTATTTCCAGGAGTATGGAATTCCGCGCCAGTACGACCTGTATAGATGAACTGCATGCTCTGACCGTTGGTTAGAGTACGCTTCATTACAAGATCTCTAGCAATTGTTTCGTGCTGGAATCCTTTAAACATCTCTCCTGAGAACAGCTTTAAGTAAAGGGCGCGTCTATCTCCAGCACTATTACTAGCACCTGGCATAGTAACGCTGGATTGCATCCCTGTAGACTGTTGAGCCATTTTTCAGTTAAAAATTAGAGGTATAAATAATCGTCTTCACGCGTGAAAAGTTGCGAGACTTATGCGTCTCATTAATGTTTGTGGTCTATCCCACCGTAATTACGGCTGATGGTATCCTCCTTAGAGGGCAAAAGCCAAATTGATAAGGGAGGACTTGCACCTCCCAGTCGGCTTACCGATTATCTTTTTGTGTATGTGATGCCACGATACTTAAGTAAAGTTTCTCTTTTAAAATCTTTCTGCTCTTTGAGTCGAGCTTGTAATTCTACTGGAGACATAATTAACCTCAGTACCAAAGCCCCGTTCCATGCTTTGGAGTCATGCGTCCCGTAAGGGATGAACGGACGTAGTGGCTAGTTTTCTGTAAGAGCTTCCTCTAATGATTGAGGCTCTTTCTTTTTTATATAGCGTCCCTTGTTATCACGCTTTTTTCCTACTGGTTTAATTTCTTCTTCTACTTCAACAGGATTGTTTCTACCTGTTGTAGCTTTCCAGTGTCTTACGTTTGCAGTCATATTAATATGAAGGATCTCCTTCAGGTTCTTTGTATTGAGCTTCTAGCTTTTCCTTAGTTTCTTTATCAGATTTTGTTTCTGGTTCAATAACATAAGGACAAGCTCCAGCTCTCATGGTTGAATTTTGGTGTGGCATGTTATTCCAATGTCTGATTACCCCAGAACATATAAATAAATTAGTTAATAAAGTTAAATAGATTAAAAATTTTTCAACCAATTTCTGGGGCTGTAAGAGCAATTTGTGTTGATTCAGCACTTGCTAAGTCGAGTGGGAAGTTGTGAGCGTTACGCTCGTGCATTACTTCAAAACCAAGGTTTTGTCTGTTTACAATATCAGCCCAAGTAGGAATAACTTTTCCGTTACTATCAACTATTGATTGGTTAAAATTGAAACCGTTAAGGTTGAAAGCCATTGTGCAGATTCCCATTGAGGTGAGCCATATGCCAACCACGGGCCAAGTAGCAAGAAAGAAATGTAAAGAACGAGAATTATTGAAAGAAGCATATTGAAAAATTAATCTACCGAAATAGCCATGAGCTGCAACGATGTTATATGTCTCTTCGTCTTGACCAAATTTATAGCCATAGTTCTGTGATACCTCTTCTGTTGTCTCTTTAATAATCGAGGAAGTAACGAGACTTCCGTGCATAGCAGAGAAAAGAGATCCACCGAATACCCCAGCAACACCGAGCATGTGGAACGGGTGCATAAGGATATTGTGTTCTGCTTGGAATACAAACATGAAGTTAAAAGTACCAGAAATACCAAGAGGCATACCATCACTAAAACTCCCTTGTCCAAATGGATATACAAGGAACACCGCAAGAGCTGCGGATAGTGGGGCTGTGTATGCAACAAATATCCATGGTCTCATTCCTAGTCTGTATGAAAGTTCCCATTGTCTTCCAGCGTATGCAGCTACTCCTATTAAGAAGTGGAAGATAACGAGTTGATATGGGCCGCCGTTGTATAACCATTCGTCTAAAGTTCCGGCTTCCCAAATGGGATAAAAATGTAGTCCGATTGCGTTAGAGGAGGGGACGACAGCTCCTGAAATAATATTGTTTCCGTATAGTAACGAGCCGGAAACTGGCTCACGTATGCCATCGATGTCCACTGGGGGCGCAGCGATAAAGGCGAGTATGAAACATGTAGCAGCGGCTAGTAAGCAAGGGATCATTAACACGCCGAACCAACCTACGTAAAGGCGGTTCTGTGTGCTAGTAACCCACTCGCAAAACTTCTGCCAGTTATTGGTTGTTTCTCTTTGTACTGAGATAGCAGCCATTTAAAAAATTCCTGGGATAATTTGTCCTGTTAGTGCGTATGCACCTAGTGCAGCAATAACACCGATCATGGCAAGTCTGCCATTTGTTTCTTCGGCGATATGCCATTGATCATTGTCGTGGTTGTGGTTTGTCATAAGTCTGATTGGTGGTTCGTATGGGTAATAGTTAAGAAGATTATTTAAATCTTTTGTTTTCATTTTCCTTTTTTGGGTGGTCTACCTTTTTTGGTTCCGTAAGTTCCTTTTCCTCTTGGCATAATTAAAATTCGATATTTGAACGTTCAAGTTTTTGTTGTACTTCTTGTCTATAGGCTGGATCTTTGTCATATCTTGGATCACCCATAGCCTGTACAACTTGTGCTTGGCTTTTGAAAACATCCCCAGATGGTGATGGAGCCTTACCAGTAATCATTTGTCCATCTTTACCAGATGCATCTTGATACCGATAAGCTAAGGCTTGTACTGCAAAGTATGCAGCCAAGGGATTCCCTAGCTCCATCACTTTGTCGTACATCTGTATCTCGCCTTGTTTTAAATTTTGGGTTGCCCATTTCAACATGTTGTCGTAATTTTCTGGACCACCTACTACACCTTTTAATTCGGTAATGTCTTGTTGACTTAATTCTCTTTGACCAACATTATCTTTATTAGCTTGTTGTCTATATGCCAAATGCATTTGTGCAAGTTCAGTCGCCTTCATTTCAGTTAACTGTTTTAAAGTTTCAGGTTTAAATTTTTCACCAGAACTTGCTTCATCCCAAAGTTGATCAAGAATATTAGTTTCTTTTTTTTGTTCCTCTTTAGGTTCCTCTTTATTTGCTTCAGGTTTATCTTCTGCTTTTTCTTTAGAGCCTAATTTTTTTTCTAATTCTATATATGCTTTTTCTAATTGTTCAGCATTCTCATATTTGCCAGCAAGACGTTGGTCTTGGGCTTCCACAAGTTTCTCACCTACTTCTAAAGATTCTTGTTCTTGTGGACTTAGTTCACCAGCCGGAGTTTCCTCTGGTGTCATAGTTAATGTTTCGCTCATTGTGCTTGTTGGGTTGGATCGAGTTGTCTAGCTAGTTGTGGATTCTTAGATGGGTCAGCCATTGGTGTTTTCATACGTTCCGTCTGCTGTTGTTGTTGCATCATGGCTTGCTCACGTTGCATTGCTTGCTGTCTCTCTTGTTGAATTTCTTGCATTGTTCTTACAAGATTCAAGACCTCAATACCTTGAGCTGCCGCCAATCTCTTAATAACTTCTTCTGGATTTATATGTTGCATTATTGCTTCTGGACCCATTGTTTGTGCAATAGTTCCTAAGAAGGAAGCAAGGCTTTCTCTATCTTGTCCTCTACCTAGTGCATTTATACCCGCAACTATAGTTGGTTTGACAACATCCTTTGGTAATCTGGGGATCTGTCCTGTTTTTTGAAACACATTTAATTTTCTATTTAAATATGGAATTAATAAGTCCACAGTTAACAAGCTGAAGAGCCCGCCAAGCTGCTGTTCTAATTCCATCTGTGTCATACGTACTTCTTCAGCAGTAGTACGTTCAGACTGTCTAACGTTAAGAATTAAAAATGCTTCGTTTAATCTTTTTTCAAGTTGTAATGCCATGTTATATGCAGTACCAAAGTCGGCTGTTTTACCTACTTGAACTACACCAATATCGTCTGGTCTACCTTGAATAATTGCACCGTTGCCAGCAGAAGCTAGTGACGATGGTTTTGTTGTGGAAGATGGGCTGACTGTAAAAACTACTTTTGCAGCAGCTGCACTACCTTCAACAAGAGCTTGTGATAAAGCATCTAGAGATTTCAAGTCACCCATAAATTGACCGACTCTTCCTCTTCCATAATCTTCACCATCAACAGCATTGAACCTCAGTGCTATCCATGGATTAGCATCTAATGGAGCTTTACCGTGTGACTTAGGAAGTACATAATCATGAACTTCTTGATGCCAGATAACTCTGTTGTTGTCTCTTGTTATGTGTGTATAAATATCACACTCTTCAGTGTCTTCCATTTGATCTTCCTCATTAGCGTACTTAACAAGGACTTCTTCAGGAAGCTCATCGTAAATTAATTTTTTTGCAATTGATTCTTTTGTAACTATTTCAATCACATTGCCGTTGCCGTCTCGTTCTAGGACGTAGCGATTAAGAGGATATAACTTAAGATTTTCTTTACCCATAAATAGTAAAGCGTTGCCAGCTACCACCAAATGCTTTAAAGCCTGATGAACTACAACACGATCACTTGATGCAGCTATTGCTTCAAGGATTGTTTTTTCTATTTTTGCAAAAGATAAATCTAATTCTGACTTTACTTCTGGACCAAAACTTTCTCCTAGCTGAGTATCATCTACCTGTAATTTAAAGAAGCTGGTTTGAACGGGTAGCAGAGCTAACATCAATTTTGATGCCAGAGTAACTACACCTTTCGCTCCAACACTTTGCCAAGGTTGAGGTAGATTTCTCATTCCTTTAGAGTATTCTTCATGTCCACGAATTAAATAAGGCAGTGTTAAATCAGCTGCTTGTTTAGCTTCGTCTAAAAATTGAGCACGTTCTGATGACAAATAGTCATACCTAGATTTTGCTGTCATTTTCTTATATGTTTAGTGATGATATTCTTAAACCGTCTCTACCAAAACTACCTGTAGCTCCTAAAGTTATTAATTCATCTTCATCATCAGCTTCTGATACACCAGTAACTGTTGCTCCAGTAACCCTTCCAGGATCTCCATATGCAGCCTGTATTCTCATTTGTTCTTGAGCACGTAAAGCCTCCTCATTCATCATCCTTACTTGATTTTGATAGTTTGACATCATTGCATTCATAGATGACAATTGCATATCAAACCCTGCCTGTTGGTTAGCAAAGGCAGTATCAAAACCAGTCTGTTGTGTTGCTAAAGCGTTTGCTAGATCAGTAGCGTAGCTATCTCTTGCATTAGTTAAAGCATTAGCTAGTTGAGTTTGATAATCAGTATTTTGATCAGCTAAAGCTTGTTCTAATAATGAATCAAATTCAGTTTGTTGTGATGTTAATGCATTTGCTAAATCAGTAGCGTAACCTTCTTGTACACCAGTAAGTTGTTCTTGATCAGTAACACCACCGACAGCATCAACAATACCGTCACCATCATTATCACCTTCTATCGGTGTACTTCCTCCACCAATAGTTCCATCAATTTTTTCAAACTCATAATCGTTTACTGGATCTGTTGCTTCTTCTTCAACAACTGGTGGAGACCATGTACCCTGCATATAACCCATAGCTTGATGTACTTGATCTAGAGTTTCATACGAGTCAATACCCATAGCTTCAGCAGCTTTAGCGTAACCCACATCATTCATGTATTGATCAAAGTTAATAACTTCGACAGCTCTACCTATATCTTCCCAAGTGTGTGCAGCTTTATTATCTGATTCAACACGTTGAGTCGTAAGAGTTCTACCAGTAGTATCCTGACCAGAGTATTGGTCTTCTCCTATCCACTTAGTAAAGTATTGATTACCTCTACTTAAAGTAGCGTCCGCACCATACTCCTGATTATAACCAATAATATCTCTTGATATTTCATCAGTACTTACAGTACTACCATATTCATATGTGCCTGTACGATCTTGCGATGCGTCATACATACTTATATGGTCGTAACCTGAGTTTGCTTTAAAGTAAGCTTTTTCATCCCAAGCACTAGACAGTACTCCATAATGGTGAGCTGAGTAACCTAAGTGACCATCAGTATCTTGATGTTTTGGACCATGATAAATTGGTTGCCCCTTTTTATTGTAGGAGGTGGCATAATTCCAATATTTTTGTAATGACATTATCTACTTTCCTTTAATCTATTCGTGTACCACTCGATTACTGAGCGTTGTCCAGCTCTAAACATGATGGGAGCTAGTTCTTCTTTTGGGTGGGGATTAATTGGTGGAAATGTTTCCTCCATTTCAGCAAGGAGGGATTCAACAGTTGGACCTATTAAAGGTTCAAGCATATTGAGGGAGGTTTGTGTTGGCATGTTCAAAAAACGCTGGCATTCTTCCAGCTTTTGTAGAATTAAATTCTGGAGCTTTACCTTCATACATAAGACGATCACTAGCATCGAGCCAAAATTTTTTGCTCAAATATTTATCGTCATGTATCTCATTTAAAGGTTGCATTATCCAGTTAATAGTTGCCTTCCTTAACTTGTCTAATGACTGGCTAGGTTTTAAACCAAGCTCTGCACAAACAAGACTATTAGTAGCAACATGTATTTGTTCGTCTCTAGATATGTCAGCACTTACAGTACGCAAACCAGCATCACCATTAAACCTAAAGAAAGGCAATATCACAAAGAATATTGCTCTTTCAATTACTAGGGCTTTTAATATTGTGTGATCTGGATGAGCTATCCATGCGTCACGTAGGCGTAATGCCTCGGCTTCAGCTTTATCATCTACGCCTATTGCGTTAGCGATATATCCAAGTGCTAAGTCATGGTTGTCTTCGTCTTTTACGTTTGATTCCAAAAGTTCTCTACTTTTCTGAGGAATCTCAGAGAGTGAATCAGATATAAACGCGCCAACTGGACATTCCATTGAGCGTATAGCGAGAGCACGGTACACCGTTTCTTCTGCACCATATTTAAGTACTCCTTTGGTGGTTTGGACAGGTGTCCATTTTCTTTTTCTAGTTAATAATTTTTCGTAGGGGTTCATTGTTGACAGTCACAAGCAATTTCATCAGGATTTTTGCTCATTATTTCTGCCAAGTAATCTTCAACTTCTGACTGATCTAATGCTGCATAAGCATCAGACTTATCTTGAGTGTCTCCCATTACTTGCAGAGAATAATAGAGAGAAGTCTGTGGACTTTTCAGCCACTCTTCGATAAATGCCTCATCGTAAATCACCATGTCACTCCAAGAATTGAAGCTATAGCCATGAAGCAAACCAGTTCTATTTAGCATGATCATTATTTGATCTGCTACTTTTTTATAATTCTCCCATCCAACTTCAGATGCGATCTCAACGTTGCCATAGTCTACTTGTGTCACACCAAATTCACCTGAATCTCTGTCAACTACTCGACTGATTGGTGGTGCAATTTCTGGTGTAGCAGTAAAACCATTAAGGTCTCTACTTCTATAAGAACAACTAGCTGTAGGTGCAATGGCAAATGCTCTTTGCATGTTGTTCTCTCGTGCTATGTTAGCTGCTTCTTGTATGCCAAGATAGAGTTCACGAGCAGCTAATCCCGCTTTATCTTCGTAAGATTCAGCATTATTAGTTGCTTCAAGAGCCTTACCAAACTCAGCATAAGTAATATTATTATTTGATAGGAAGTTGGCTAGACCTAAGAGTCCGAAGCCGACTTGCCTGTCGATATCTGGCGTAAGATATTCTCCAGATTCTCCAACCCCTGTCCTACCATGTAACTCACACAACGAGGACATGCCTTCACGGAAACCTGATCGTAAGTCGCCGATACGACAGGCAGACAGGTTAAGGTGCTGTAAGAGGCACGTTCCGCGTGAGGGCAAGTAAACCTCAAGACAGACGTTGGAGTAGATTCGTTTTCCATTTTCGTCATGTTTTATTTTGTTGAGCCAAATATCTCCCTTTGCAATTCCTCGTAAGATTTCTTCTTTTGTTCCAGATTCTGTATTAGCCCATTGTTCTTCGGTAAGGTCAACACATCGTTTAACCCATGGGAGTTCTTGTCTCGGACACTGCACGAAATCAAGAATATCGGAATGTGTAATATCGAGATGAATAACACACGCCCCATTCCTGTACGTGCCACCCCTCCTAAGAATTTCATTTAATGTTGAGTAAATTTTTGCGAAGGACACCGGACCGCTTGCAACAAGCGTGTCAGTTCCTTTATTAGTTTTTGTTCCCGCTGGTCGTAGTTTTGACAAGTGGACTGCGACACCCGCTCCATATCTGAGAGCGTGTGATACAAATTTCCAGCTGCTTTCGATTCCATTTGGTCCCTCCATTGAGTCTTCAACTACGAAGACAGTGCATGATACGGGTAGACGAGATGTTGGATTATCAATCCATGACTGGACTCGACCAGTCCTAGCAATTTTGTTAGCCATTTATATGAGTGAATGTAAGTTGGGTTTTTTGTAATTTGGTCCTTTTAATATCTTTCCGTCTTCTCTTCTAATTGGTCTTCCATCTTCATCTAGTTTCGATAGATTACTTTTATGTACCAGCTTTAATGCTCTGTCTAAATCCCAACCCATGTTTGCTGCATACTGATAACAGACATAAACAAGATCAGCTAACTCTTTAAGAGCTTCCTCTTTGTACTTATCGGTATTTCTAAACAGCATCATTTCAGCTTCAATAAATTCCATATACTCTTCAGTAATTAAACTGACTTGATAATCTCTCGTTGCTTTATTATCAGAATTTTGTATTTGATATTTCTTCCTGAACTCTTTGGCTTGTTCTAAATTCGATCTCATTTTGTAGGTAGTGGATTGCTTTTTGTAAATCTTGTATGTCGTTGTCTTTATGACCCGCTCTGCATGTATATTTAATTACGTTTCCAAGGTGGAATCCGAGTCTTTGGTCTCTAATAAAATCCCAAACATTAATGGAACCTCGTTTGTAGTACGAGGGTCCGTGGTCGTTGGTGGTTTCGGCCATTTTTTTATAAGGTTTTTTATACAGTTTGATAAGACAAAGGCTTGTTCTTGCAATGCCAACATGACTATTGCAATATCTTCCTTTTTTGTCTCAGGTTTTTCGATTAACAGCTCAAGCTGGCGTAGCTTCAAGTCTTGCTCCAGTGTTAATTCTGTAATTGGAGGAGGCGGTCCAAAGGATTGGTTCTTTTTTTTCTGAGTCATAATCATCAACAGTTAAAATTCTTGCAAGTCTTGCATTAGTCAACGCGTCATCTTCAGTCATGCCTTTTTCTTCGAAGGTTTCAACCACGGCTTGCCATGTATATCCTTTTTCTTCAAAGATTTTTTGTGCACGTTTTACACCAATTCCTGGCACACCGCTGTAGCCATCAGTGTTATCACCGGCAAGCGTTTGTATTAAATGCCATTTTGCACCCTCTTCAGGTGTGATATCCACTGTTTCATTAAAGTCATATAGTTTTCCAGCAATTTGTCGCATGTCTTTGTCAGGACTAACAATAATGTTGCCTTCATACTTAGTTGCATAGATACCTAGACTATCGTCAGCTTCAAGGGTAGGTTTAACTATTACTCTGTAGTTTTTCTTGAGTTCATTTATAACTCTTTTAAATCCACAGGGCTTTTTTCTATTTCGATGACCCTTGTATTCCGGTAAAATTTTTTTCCTAAAATTATTAGGGCTTGTAAAGAAAAGAATTATTTCATCATGAAAAGGAAATTCCTTTTTAATTTTGTCTAAATCTCTTTCTACACATTTGTAAGCTTCACTAAATTGTGAAGTAACTACTATTACATCGTCACCAAAATCTAGTTCTGTTTCGGCGGCTGCACAGCATTTATATACTATGTAGTCGCAATCAATCAATAATTTCATATATTTAATGAACGTCAGCCCATGTCAGCCCAACTTTTGATTCAGCTGCAATTGGACAACGCAATTTGTAATATTCTCCAGCTTTTACTGCTGATTCTTCCAAACATGCCATTAATTTGTCGGCATTTTCTGGTGTAGTTTCGTATTGAAGTTCGTCATGTACGAACGCTAATTGATGAGTGTGAGCATAAAAATTTAGTGCATCATTAGCTATAACCATCCATCGTTTGGCTACGATTCCAGCACCACATTGAAGGAGATAATTTAATCCTTTGTGTGGTGAATCGACCAACACTTTTCGTCCGTCACATGCCATGAGGTAACCATTAGCAGCCTTATTTGCAACCGCTGCCAATAAGTCGGCGAGTCCATCGATTGCAGATACGTAAGCCTTTCTAATCTCGGATCCTTTTTGACTGGCTTCTTTAGGTTTTAAAGAGTTATCATAACTCAGTCCTAATTTGAGGTTTCCCGCCCCGTAAAGAAAGGCATACGTTACAGTCTTTACTTGTCGGCGGGTGATCCCTATTTTGTCAGCGTTAACTTGATGAATATCATCGTTTAATAATATGTCGGCATATCGACCTCCGTCATATCGTCCTAAGTAATGAGCAAGCATTCTTAGTTCTATTCCGCTTAAATCCGCTCCAACCATAGTCATACCAGGGGATGCGGTAAATAGTTCTCTAAATTGTGCTTCAGCTGGAACTTGAGCTAGGTTCGGCTTACGATGTGCACATCTAAATGTGTTTGTAGATACCGAACAGTGATGATGTATTCGACTAGAGGTCGTAGATAGCTTGAGCCAAGCGTTCACGCCTTGCGATATCATTCCTAGCTTCTTTTTCAGATCCAAAGCTTTCGCACATAATTTGCAGAAGGGATTGTCTATCTCCTTCAAGGTAATCTCGTCTATAATTGGTTTCCCAGTCGTTGTAGTCTGGGTCAACGTAATATTCAGACGATTCTTCAGAATCCATGCTATGTGATCTCTTGATGTAGGGTTAAATTCAATTAATCTTTGTGATTCGGCTCCTTCGATGTAGCCTGTGGACTTGTTATTTCGTTTAGGAGTGAACATCTTTCCTCCAACGAAAGGGAATTGTCCTTGAAGTACTGCAACAGTGTTTTCCATCTCTCTTCTGAGATGTGATTCAAGTTGCTGACCTTTTTGTTCATCAAAGTACCATCCATGTATTTCTTGCTCTGTAAGTATTTGTGCGACCTGATGCTCTAACGAACACCAGTCAGGTAAGGGCGGAAGTGTTCGCATAATTTAGTTGTTACTTGTACGTCTTGTACGCAATAATCTTGCATTTCTTGTGACCATTTTTGCCAGTCACTTGTCTTACCAAATTCACCTTTATATTCACCTAATCTATATCCATAAGCTTCTAAGGAATGTCTTCCATATAGTTGTAAAGGCATTCTTGCTATATTTCTTTTCTTGTCTATCTCCATCATATTTGGGTGATAATTGCGAGATAAAACAAGAGTATCAATAACATCGCCGTTATACTTAAACCAAGGATAAATTTTCCGAAGAACAGGTAAATCGTAGCCAATAATATTGTGACCAACAATGACATCAGCACTGGATAACCAATGCAAAGCTTCTGTGATCGGGTAGCAGTCACCACCGTTATGATTAAATGCGAAGGTTTTTTCTTTTTGGGAGTCGTAAATGGCAATGCAGTGTATTTCAGAAACGTCATGTAATAATCCGTTAGTCTCGCAATCAAACACCAGCATTTGGCTTTCCAACATAGGTTTTATCCCTAAACTTGGCTTTCTTTTTAGCTTGTTTACTGGGTGGGTTTGGTTTTTTTAATTCAGCCTCAGAAGTCTGTGCTGGGACTGAAAATTGTGTCCTTAGTTTCATTAAATTTACAGGTGGTTTTATCATATTTGAGTTCAGCAGCCACACCTGTCTCTCCTGAGTATCTGTTCTTTAAAACTCTTAAAGTCGAGACATCATCTGGGTTCTGCTGATCGCGCTCTAAAGCTATAACAGTGTCAGATAACTGACTAATTGAAGCTGATCCTCTTAGCATTCCAATGGAAACTTTTTGACCATCTTCAATAGCTTTATCTCCTTGAGCTCTTCTTAAGTGAGAAACTAAAAATAATTTAATTCCTGTACGTTCAACCAGACTCCTTAAGTCAGTCATGGTTTTATCTATCGTTCTTCTCTCATCCATATTTCCATCTAGTCCAGATAATAATATGGACAAATGATCGAGAAAAACTACTTTAATATCTAAGCCCAGAGCCATATATTCAATGCGACTGTAGATAATATCCGAAGATAAACTACCAAAATGGTCGTATAAATAAAGGTTCCAACCATCGATAGTGGAATCGTAGGCATTTTTTAAGGTGGAGTATTCATGTTCGCCAAGGTGCAGGGCTTTACCCACAGCTACAGACATAAGTCCTAAAGCTGTTCGCCTGTTAGATTCTTCTAATGCTATGTAGCCAACTTTTTCTCCTTTGTTTAATAACTCAGTAGCTAGTTGACGACAAAAAGTAGATTTACCCTGACCCGTTCCAGCGGTAATAGTTGTTAGCTCACCGTATCTTATCCCATGTGTCATAGATTGCAGTCCAGGAAAGGGATATTCGTGATTACATGGTGGGCTGGGAGTAGTAACTGCTTCTAATAAGGATTTCGCACTAACGATACCGTCAGGTTCATAAGGTTTTGCATCCCATATAGCACGGCGTATAGCGTCCGCATCATTAGCCTGTAGAGCATCACTGGCATCCTTATAATCATCCGACAAATGAGCAATTTTAACTGTCCCTTGCGGTAAAACAGCAGCCACTTGCTCCGTAGCTCTTTGTCCCGCTTCATCTTTATCAAAGAATAAGATGATTTCTTTATAACCTTGTAAAAAAGGTATTTGTTTTTGGATGTCCTTTTTGGCTGAAGCTGCACCATGGGGTAACGATACCATCGGCCAATTTTCCATAGCCTCGTAGCAGCTTGCAGCGTCTAGTTCACCTTCAGTAATAACAATACGTTTACCACTATTAGGGAATAAATGCTGACCAAATAAGGTGTCAGTGGAAATTCCTTCATATTTAAAGTTTTTTAATTTATCTTTTGTTTTGAATCCTTGAAGGCATCCAGAACCATCGAAATAAGGGAAGCGTAAGTGTGTCTCATCTCGATAGATTTTATATTTTTCGCAGGTTCTTTCACTGATGTTTCGTTTTTGCAGCCTTTGGGCTGATCCTTTAAAAGTGACATTTTTTTGCATGTGATGAGTGTGTTGTTGCCCATCTCCAGCCTTCCTTGTTTGACAACTGAAACAGAAGGTATGTCCATCCGAATATACTGCTAATGCATCGGATGAACCACAGTCTGGACATGGATCGTGTCGTAAAAATTCGCTTTCTGTCATGTAAGCCAATCAACTGGTATGGCGTGAAATGCACACCATTTAATTCCATATCTCTGACACCATTTTGCGTAGGTTGTCTTTGATTTTTTATTTATTTTTTTATAAGGGTCTTGAAAGACCATTCTTAAGTCAATATCTGGATTATCTTCGATAACCTTTTTGATCTTACGTCTATCTTCAGGTCGCCAAAAACCTTTAGTTTCTAAGCATACTCCCGATGGTAAAACAAAATCAGGTGTGTATTGATGTTGAATTGTATAGGAAAAACTAATACCTTCATATTCATAATCCACACCTAACTCACATAAAAGATCAGAGACTTTTTCCTCTAATCCTGATTTGAACATTAGAAATCATCATCAACGACAACTTCTTCTTCAGCTGGTGTAACGTTTGGTTCGTCAGCTTTAAAGCCTTGTGTCTTACCAAATAGTTCTGCTACACCATCCTCGTCTAAGTCACCAGTGTCGATACCAGCTCCGGTTTGAACTGATATAACTTGAACGCCCGATAACTTAAGACTAGTACCATAGGTAACGCCATCACGCAGTATATAAGGCTTTTGAATAAAGCCAATTTTAACCTTACTACCTTCATATACTGGGACATCTGGATTTGTTATTGGCGTTCCTTCTGAATCAACAACAGGTGGTTTCTTATCTTCAGCCCAAGAAAATTTAACTACAAATTCTCCATCAGCAACCTCTTCCCAAGGAGTAGGTTTTAATGTGGCTCTCTTTGGATTCTTCAGCTTTGACTCTGCCCATTTAAGACAGTCAGCTCTTTCTTCCTCAAGCTTGTCAACTAAATCACTCCCGACAACAGCCTTAAGTGAATAGCCAAACTTGCTTGGCTTCAGTACAGCCTGATAACCAGATAAAGTTACAGGCTCTTGTGTTATGTGGATGTTTCTTGCCATTAACAAAAAAAATAAGTGGATTTTATAACCGACTCAGGCTCAAGATCGCCAATAATCGGTGGTTCAGTCTTTGCATTAATTGCTTTAGCAAAGTCTTTTAAGAAATCATGCTCCGCAAATAGGTGCATGTATGTATCTCTTACTAATGTGGATAGGTTGGTCATATCTGTAGCTCTACATAGAACTGAATCATGTATTAAAGCTATTGGTGCATTAAATTTAGTAGCACTTAGATGTAACAAGCTGGCATCCAATGAGTGGATTAAGTTTGGAGCTGTCGCATTCTTATGATGTCTAAGGTCTACGCCTTTCTCTCCATCAATAACTTTTATTCGACAACGACCCATTAAATGTAATTCAACGTTTTTGTGATCGTATTTCATAAGGCGTTGATTCACTCTGAAACCAGAGGGAGTTACCCAAGATATTTCTTCAGCTCCTTCCTTAATTGCATTAGAAACCTCTGACTCTATCCATCGCATAACCCTCATAGGGCCTGGTACGACTAGCTCCATGGCATCTCGTACTGCTTTAACTACTTGAGTTAGCTCGTCATTATCAACCTCGACATCAATATCATTAAATGCATCTCTTATATACTGCCTATTGCTAAAGGGTTTAGCATTGTAGGGTATTGTCATCGTAGTCCTTTTGGTTTTTTTTCTATCCCAATAAGGTTTTAAACGATCAGGTATATTTGGACGACTTACATCAGCTATAACTTGATATGCATCTTGAGGTTTATTGCTTGGCATTACATTGACCAAACATGCTGTGGACTTATCCCTTGCTAGACCAGCCAGTATCTGTAGACCTGAGCATGTAGCATCAGTTGCCACTGGTAGACCAGTAGTTGGTTTACCAGTCATTACTACGTCATAGTATTCCTTACACGCAGCTAAGAATTGCCAAGGTTCGTCAGCTGCTTCCCAGTCTCCAATATTATTAATTGGATCTGTAGCAACTCTGATAATTAATTGTATATTTTCTACTTTAGCGACCCAATCAAGTCGCTCCTCCATAGTCGCTTTATCAAGACCATAAGTAGTAGATACTTGAAAAGCTAACCACTTCATCCCGTCCTCAGTTATAGGTGCTTCTTCTGCAAACCTAATTAAACTTTTTCCAAAGTCTGTATCTTGAGGAGTTAAGAAGCTAGGTATAGGGTAAGCTCTCCCACGATAATCAAAAGACCAAGGGATGTAGTACTCCTTGTCCTTAAACTCTCTGACGCAATTCATTGTCATTCGAGTTCTACAAGAAATCCTCCATTCATTAGCATTCTTATTACGTGCTATTGCTTTATCTTTTCTCCATTGTTTCCTTGTCTCTTCATCCTCCATATTGGGAGGTTTAGGAGGGTCAGGATGATTTATAACAGGACGAAATTTTCCTACCTCTATTTCTCTTTCCTCTAGGTCTTCCGCAACCATTACTATGAATGGGTTTAGACAGTATTTAACCTTCTGTATTTCATTAAGGAATTGATAGGTAGTTTCCCCCTGTATACGTAGGGGTTTACCTCTTCGCACCATTTCATGGCACTTAGTTAAATCATTTAGATAATATCCACCATTATGCATAGGTGACCAGTCTCTTGGTTCAATGAGCATCGGCCATGCTAATGGACTAAATAATTCAGCTAATCTAATAATTTCTTCTTTATTTTTATGGAACTTATCTGTAGGTACAACGAATTGTTGTGTCTTGCCTCGATGCATAGAAAGTTCTCTTTCAAACCATTGAGAAGATTCCATTAGGCAATCTAAAAACCAAGTTCCTACCTTGATACGCTCAATCCTGTTCCATGGCTTCCATCGTTCTAAGTCTTCGTGTTTATTCATCAAGGTTGTCATGGATTTAGCTTTGTAAGCTGTACCTTTAGCTTGATGCCAATAATTTTTCTTTAATGTCTCAAAAAGCCCTGGTGCACTGGTTTCATAGTATCTCATCTGGCATTCAGCCTCTAATGCAGAGCCTATAGCTTGTACTACATTTGCCACCTTGCTATTGTCCTTTCGAGGAGAAAATAGTTTATCGAAGGTTATCTTTGCAGTAATAGCTCCTTGCGATTCTGAATCGAGAGAAATTAAATAAGGTATTAAAAGTAGTTGTCTACCTACTAATAGTTTCTGTCTTTCTTCTTTCTTTTTATCAATATATTTTACTAAATAGGGCAAAAGGGTTTCTATTGATGACGAACCGAAAACCGTGGCTGAAGCATAGTCCTTGTCTATTAACTTTTTAGTATTAGACCTAAATCGCTCTAAACCACCCTTAATTTGTTTCCGTTCAAACCTCTCTTGCATCTCTAAATCAGCAGTTGTAGGCATATGATGAGTGTGTAAAATGTGCGCTAGATATACGTTGGATAATCCTACGAATGTGGATAGGTTATAAATTAAGAAAGCGACTGGCTTTTGACCAATCGCTAATATGTGCTGTACGCTAGTGTATCTTTAATTTGGTTAGTTTTTAAGTCCGGCGCGTCTACCAATTCCGCCACACTCCCAAGGGATCTGACCATATTGATTATAACAAACGCGCTTAACATAACAAAAATCCGTCATAAAAATACTTGTTTAACGACAGCAGTGGACACGCTAGATATTGTTGATATCATGCTGCTTTCCTTCATCGGTAGCATGACCATAACCTAGAGTTGTCGCTATGTTTGCGTGACCCATCATCTCCATGAGATTTCTGGGTTTTGTACCAGCTGCGAAATGCCATGTACCAAATGAATGGCGTAGGCTGTGGAAACAGTATCCGTCCTCGCTGGCAAGGTGAATTGGATATCTGTTTATTACCTTTTTAAAGGCACGTAGTAATTGATCCTTGTCCTTCCAGTCGTAACCAAATACTTTATCTCTCGCACCTAAATCTTGAGTACGAGTTTGAAGCATATGCTTTAGCGATGAATGGATTGGAACAGCTCGATACGTACCAGTCTTGGTAGTATCTTCTCTTCTTGCACCTACATGTATGCAATTTTGTAAGAAGTCAACGCGTGATGCAGTTAACTTAAGGATTTCTCCTTGTCTCATGCCTGTATAGGCAGCGAAGTTAACAATATCAGCTAAGTCTTGTCGTCCATGTACTTCCACAGCTGCGGTGCAAATGGCTTCGACTTCATCCTTGGTGAAATGGATACGTTGATATTTATTCTCTTTAAGTTTTTTCCATTTAGGAATCTCAAAGAAAATTAATCCATGATCTTTACAGTGATTGAGTACTGTTTTTATAGAAGACAAACATCTATTAATAGTGGCGTTTGCACGTCCATCAGTTTTAAGATGCTGTTTAAGTTCATCTATCAATGGGATAGTGATCTTTTCTACAGGGAAACCGAGTCCTCTAAACTCTGTGAAATAGTTGGCATAGGTAATGGCGGACTTTGCGCCAGTCCCATAAATCCAGGAATCACGGGTGTTTATAGTATGTTTGAGGCAATTACCCCAAGTCGCTTTGACCATAAAGAATTTGTTTAAGTTGGTTTACAAGTATTCGACCTTTAGGACTTAACTTCAATATCTGCTTCCTTCTGTTAGTCGGATCTCGATACTTAATTAAAAGTCCTAGTCCAGCTTTATTTAATCTATGAAACTCACTAAGCCAATCAGTATTACGGCTACCACTTGCGCTTGAGAAAGCGAGTGCCTTTTCCAGATCGACCTTAGCGCAGTCGTCATGGGAAGCAACATATAAAAAAGTAGCAATAACTTGGGCGGGGATTTCTTTGTCATGCGTCCGGAATAGCTCTACAGCTTGGGCAAGCTTTTGCATCTGAAAGTCCGTCACCACCCTTGATGGGTCTGGATTCGTCATTAGATTTGTTAATGGATGGACAACTATATTCTACATATAATCTTCCTATGTGGAGAGATAAGTCACAATATTTGTCTTTCTCTATTCCTAAATAGAAAGAGCCAATTGATAAAAGCTGCATAAAGGCTCCTAAAAATGTTTGTACGGATACATATTAGATGATGCGTCAATGTCATCTTGTAGTTGTTGATACATAAGGTTAAGTAATTCGTCCTTATGTGGATGTATGGAGATATCTCTTAACAGTGTGTTGTATCTCTTGTATAAAGTTTTTCTATTCATTGTTAAAATCCAGAATATCTGAGGGTTTTAAGTGATACATGCCTTCCATGGTGCACATATATATTTCCTTGTTTTCGTTCATGCATTTATTTATGCAGTTCCTTGCACCTCTTTCAGTGTTGTAATACTTTTCTGTGTATTTCCCGTCCTTATCTTTCATACGAATAATCGCAAATACTGATTCAGGTATCTGATATCCATATATCTTCCAGTCTTCAAACTGTTCATATGGCATAGAGGCGAAATACTTATCAGGTGTGTTCCTTATTGCTTCACAGCTGTTGGGAAAATACCTTTGACCTTTGTTTGGTTTCTTTTTCATAATGGGTAACTCCCTGTAATAGGTTTTACATCAATTAGCTCAAATCCCCTGGTATCACACCAGTCCTTGGCTTTCCATGCTATGTCTTCGTGGTCAACACCTTCCATGAAGTGCCAACGCCAATCGTGTTCCCAGCAGCGTTTGTTGCTGTATTCAACTTGATACTTCATTACGATGCCTCGATGAGTGTGTAAAGATACCTGTCTCTTACGAGGGGTTTACTGACTGTCAGGCGTAGTCACTCTGTTATTTAGTTGTGTTAAATGATTCAATTAATTCCTTGAGCTTCCACCATTCAGTGGATAGATAAACAACTTGATTTAGTTGTTGCATCAAAGATTGTTGAGTTGTTGATGGGTGAATAGTTATTGTCATAAGTAATGATTTGAGTCCTTAAATTGTTCAAGATGTTTCTTTAACTTCGCTGGTTTGATTCTCACGTCCATGTATAAAACGCAATGCTCCGCAGCTCTGCGTACTTTGTCGTCATCCCAGTCGGGTTCAGCCTTGCGTATAGCAGCTGAATAGTTCAGTGTTTGTTTAACGTCAATTGTCATAATGTCTCCGGTATTTCAAAGTGTCCTTCTACGCTCATCTGCCATTTAAATTCGTACATGTCGCCGTATTCTTTGTGAACTCTTTGCTCTACAACCTTGGCTATGGCTTCTCTGTCTGCATAAGTAAGTAGGTCAGCTACGTTTATGTCCTTAGTTTTCATAGCTGTCCTTGTCTTCTATTAGCAAAAATAGGAAGAGTTGGTTCAGGTCTAAAAGCATGTTCAATTAATTCAAACTTCAACGCTTTGTCCTTCATAACCTCAAGAGTTTTGACGATATCTTCAAAAGAAGTTAAATCGTCTATGTCTGGGTCATAGCCATTAGCTATGCCATAGACCTTGTCAATTAGAGTTGTGTCGGTCAT